TAACATCAATAATTATTTCATAAAGTTTAATTTGTATGTTTTGAGAGGTATAGTCTTTTACTATGCTGTTTGTATTTTCTTTAAAAAATGCTTGGTCAAAATCAAACAGGTCCAGTCCGCCTGTGGCAGCCAGGAGTTGACCAACTGGCAATCCACTAACTCCAAGATCTGAGGCTGGCTTTTTGATTGAAAAAGAGGTAACTTTATCTGAAATATCTACAGCAAGCCTGGGGGATAGTTCAATTAAATCGAAGGTAGAGTCAAAAACATTCATTGTTTCTACCACAATTCTTAGCCCATCAATATATTCAAATTCTCTGTATACAAAACCAAAAGAGTCGTCGCTATTAAAAACAGGTGGTGAAGTAAGATCTGTTACAAAGCTAGTTGACCTATTTATCTCGTCCAATATTCTCCAACCGTACTGAGCCTCAAGAGATACGTATTCTGCATCATCAACGATGTGTATTGTGCCACGATCCGTTTCGGAGGATCTGACCAAAAATGCGGTACCACTTGATAGGTCTGATGCGTTGGGCAACAGTGTGCTAGAAGATAGTGTTTTTTCTAACCTAAAAACCTCATAATATTCGTCTGGAATAATTAGTCCATATGCTAGCTCTACATATCCATCTGGTCCCACTATGGGATCGCCATTTCTACGAACAGAATTTTCGTCAAATTCCGCTGCGTCTACCCAATTCTCATTTACAAGATATTGAATTTTCCAGATAATTGGTGTTGTTTGATTATTGATTCCAAAAAGTGGGTCATCATAAGTACCGCTAGAGTTTGTAAAAGGACCCAGATCAATGTCCCCGACATTGGTCTGCATCTTTACTACAATTCTATTTGCAGGAACACTATTTTCATATACAACATATGGTGCAGCATCTTCTATATAATATTTGTTATTAATTGTTTGGTTAGCAATACCTCTTTCAATACCGTCCTCTGTTCTGTAAGAAGACCAATATTTAAAAGGATCTTTTCTATCGGCCATATAATATCTTGGCCTACGTGCAAGATTTAATGTATCATGATGAGAGTACTTACTATCAAAATATCTCAGCTTGTTAATCCCAGATCTTGGCCTAAATCTTCCGAAACAATCTTCTAAAGAATACAACATTTTTTCTTTTTGTTTACTGGAAATAAAAGCTAGTGGAGTACCATCATTATCAAAGCCGCCATCAATAACTGTGTCTGCGTCTGTTGCATTTGTATAGAAAAGAGATTCGCTATCGTCAAAATTGAAAGACTGCGCAATAGAGTTATATCTTGTATCCGAGGCATCTTGTGGTCTATATCTATAGTTACCCGCCTGAGCAATATTTTCTGCAACATTCATATTCCATTCTGCAATAACTGCAGACTGTAATCGAATAGTGGATGATTGCTGAAGGTGTTGCTCTAGCTCTTCATTTCTAAACATTAGACTTCTTCCAAACTTAAAGATATATTCCAAAAATCATGGGTAGAGCGACCGCGATTTACCACATCATACTGAAAGTCGTCAAAGAAAACTTCTATAATTTCGTTATATCTTCCTAGCTTATTATACCTATCAGAATCAAAGTTTGTCAACTTATCATAGGCTAAGAATACCCAGAATGAGCCTTGATGATTTTCATACCAGTTTAAAAGATCTACACCCCCAGCCCCATTGTCAGCGGTATAGGCCAGGTCATTCGCACCAATTATTGTTTGTCCAGATGTGGGGTTGGTTTCGTTTTCTGAAGAAGCGGCTCTAGAGGGAAGGTTGTCCCACGAAGTAGAAATGTTTAGTTTATCAGCAATGTGATATGATCGCATACGTCCATTAATTGTTCTTACCTTGTTTTCAATCCTATTGGGCTTAAATTGAATCTGTTGCCTGTTGTGATCTGAAGTAATAATAAAGTCTTCGAACTCTGTGCCCTGTGGAACATAGAAGCCATTGTCTAAAACTCCGGGGTTGTCCGAAAAAAGCATAGCCTGTGGACGACCATACTTATTACGACCTGCTAAATATGTTGCGGTAGCCATTATAGCTTATTCCCTCTAATTCTTTGATTTTCTATGCTCTTAATGTTAGTAATTACTGCCCTGGCAATTCTATTAGGATCTGAATCAGACTTGACATTTACTGCTAAGTTATAATTATACACTGAGCCATCGTTATATGTTCCGCTATTAATTTTTTCAAGTTTATCCATTCCAAAGTTTTGAACCGCTCTTTTACGAATCACAAATTCTCCTGGGGTTAGCATTGCTGGCACAATATCGGACCCCATAGAGAATCCTCCTGCGGCGTATCCCTTTACTCTTCCTCCGATATTCATTTGAAGTGGGGGTGGGCTATAAGAGCGAACAGAGCCGCCCATAGCCATTCGTTTTGGAATTATCATTCCTCCAGAAGCCTTATAGCTTGTGCTCCCTGTTGTAGCCTGCAAAGCTCTTAGCGTCCACCTCTTTGCGTCAACAAGCGCTGCCTTTTCATTAATTTCTTTTTGACCAACAACCTGTGTAGCTGCTTTTTGGTTAGCGGCAGCTATTTGTTTGTCTAAAGATCTAGCATCCGCTTTTAGTGAAGCAGCTTGACTTGACTGACCTGATGATGTCGGTGTTGGCGCTGGGGCGGGAGACCCACCGCCGCGTCCGCCTCCTCCGCCGCCTCCAGAAGATGGTGCTGGAGCTGGTGCTGCTTTTGGCTGGGGGAATAGCCTATCCCAATCTGCACCCTTTTTACCTGTTTGAATAAACTCTGCAAGGGCTGCTAGCTTTTCAGAAGACGTAATCATATCTTCCATATTGATTGCGGACTGCTTGGTTGCAGCAGCTATTTTATCAAACTCTATTCTAGTCATTTCATTAAGCTTCAATTGATCAATAGCGAGATCTCTTGTTATTTCTGCTAGCCTGTTTCGTTCTTGGGCGGGCTCTAAGGTTTGTTCCTCGATAAAGAATAACTGTCTTTCGAGCTGTGTAATCTCTTCTTCAAGCTGTTCTTTTGTTCTACCGCTAGGTCCAACAATGGCTTTCAGCTCGGCCTCTCTCGCACGTTCTAATTGATCTTTTTGAGTTTCTTGTGCCTGTTGTGCTTCCTGGTTTCTGAGTTCTTGAATTGCTCTAGCTGCCGCAGCAATATCACCCTTAGATAGAGCGTCTGCGATACCAAGCTGTGCCTTTTGCTGATTTGCAATCTTCTCGTTTGCATCGGCAATAGTGTCGAGGGCCTCAGAGCGCTTATCATATTTCTCATTTATATCTTCTTCAATCCAGGAAATCTGTTCTAGTTCTGCATTGTAGTCATCTAGCTTATATTGAATAGCTGCAATTTGGTTTTGTGCATCTTCAATTAACTTGTTGTCATCAGCGGTAGCTAGTTCAAAATTAACATTAATAAGGTTTTCTTCTTTGGTAAAGTAATCATTAACTTCCGCCAAGTATTTGTCAAACTCTGTTTCTTGACCAGTCTTGGTTAATAAATTAATTTGAACTTCTAAGTTAGACTTTTGTTCTGCATTACGAAGAGCTTCTTGCAGGGCCCCAGAATCAATGGTGGGGTCAAGCATTAGCTTTTGCAGATCAGAATCTGACATGAGAGCCTGAATTTGTGCGTCTGTATATTGACCTTGTGCTCTTGAAAGCTCTTTAAGAACGTCTACCTGATTTCTAAACTCTTCATTTGTTTTACGAACAGACTCTGAAATCCTAGAGCGTTCTCTTTGCCTTTCTAGCTCTGCCTCTTGCTCTTTTACAAGCTCAGTTATTCTAAGAATTTCTTTTATTTCTTCTGCGGTAGCGCCCTGAGCTATCGCTGCTGCGAGGGCTTCATCTTGAACAGCTTCATAGGCATCTGCTAAGGACATTCCGTTAGCAGTTAGAACACTAATAGCAGACATCTGATCTTTTGTTTTTTGAATGAACTGCTCCTGACCATTTACATATTCACCAATTGCTACTGCATTAAAAGCTTTGTTGAGGTTCAATAGTTTTTGTTTTGCTTTATTTATGTTTCCATCATTGTCAAACTCAAACAGTTCATTCTTTCGTTTCTCATATTCATCTGGGTCCATTCCTGTAATTCTTTCAATTAGCCCCTCGCCTACGCCCAGCCTGCGCATCTGATTTGCAATACCACTAAATCCAACCTCTCCAGCATTTAAGAAGTCTTGAATGCTTTGATTCATACCGTCCCAGCCAGTGCGAAGCTGTAGGGTTGCAAGCCTTAGCTCTTTAAGTTTTTGAATAAGAGATTCTACCTTGGGGGTGGCTCCTCCGGTTGGGTCTGTAGTGTCTTCAGACTCTCCTTCGTTATAGTCAGTTGCCACCTGTGCTCTTTGTTTCATTGCCCAGGCAACCGCATCTGAGCCATATTGGGCAACCTGTCTTGCAGAAGGCATGTTAGACTCCATACCCGTTCCGCCCATGGCATTGAGGGCTCCACCACCCCTTGGTGCTCGCTTCCTGCTATCTACGGCAATGCCCTGATCTGCCATATAGGCAGCAACAAGGTCTCGATCTGCATTCGCGTCTAATGTTAGAAAATCAATAACAAACTGCCTATAAATATTATCAGTTAGTCCTAGATCATCCCACTTGTCTGCTATTTGCATAAGGGCAACATCGCCCTGAGCAATATCAATAAATGCCTGCTTTGTCATAGTTTCTGGCATATCTTCATATTTTTCAAGGTTAGCGATTACACCGTCCAGAACCTCTTCTCCATTTGAGGTTTCAATGTCAATATTTATTGGGTACCTTGCTTCAGCATTTGTAATAATTGATAGCGCTTCAAGAGATCTGTCAAAGTCATCCCCCTGCTTGTTAACCACAAAGTCAAGCATAATTGAAAATCTTGAATCTGTCATTTCAGTTTGAGTAAGCAGCTGCATTAGTTGGTTCATTTGAGCACTACCCTGCTGTTTCATTCCCAAGGTAAATGATGCCCTCAGTGATTCATTTTCTGAACCAATTTCAATAAGTTTAAGAACTGAGATTGGATTAAGCTCCCCAGTAGCCATTTGAAGATTTAGGGCCATTGCAAAATCCTGATCTTCCATGTCTGCAAGCCGACTAACGGCTTCATTTGCAAACACCTTCATTGGTCCTTCGGCATATCTTTGTCTAACAGACTCTGCGATAGCACTTTCGTATAGTCCAACATCATCTAGCTGTTTAGCTTGTTCAAGAATTTGAGCAGTGGTCTCTGCATTGGCAGCATTAATTTCTTTAATTGCGTCAACTCTTCCCTGCTCTAATTCATCAATTTGCTCTAGAATTGCTAAACGTTCTTCATCTGTTTCAACTAGGTCTGCTTGAGCAGAAAGTTGGCTAATCTGAGCTTCATACTGTGCATTAACAGAATCTAAAAGAGTTTGATTTTGAGCAAGTTGTTCTACCCCCAACTGAAGAGCAGCTCCTGCTAGCTCTCTGTCCTCTGCGCGGTCGAAAGTGCTCGCAACACCTGCGCCTACTGCAAGCAGTAGCGAGGTACTTCCGGCTATTAGGGCCGCTGGTCCTGTGGCAGCGCCCTGCGGTCCAATTGATGCGGCAGCAAGACCTATGCCCAATGTTGCTGCTGCTGCTGAAGCTGAAAGAAGCCCAACTACCAATGGGTTGTCTTTTCCATAATTTAGTGAACCAATTGCCTGCTCAAAAACTTCTGCCTGCTCTTTTACAGAGTCATCTTTAATTCTTAAGGCCACTGTTAGGGGGTCTTTTAGTAGGTCAGAGCCGTCAATTCCTAGAAGCTCTGTTAGCTTGCCGGAAATATCCATAGAAATGCTGTAATCACCCAGCTCTGCACCCAGAGCCGAAGCAATAGAGCGAGCCTGTTCTACAGACAATACACCTTGGGTAATGGCAACGGCCAACTGCCTACCAATGTTGGCACCAACTTCGTCCATTGTTCGTCCAGACTCAAATTGCTTTTCAATGTCCGCCAACATTGACTTGCCTTGGTCGGAGTCTTGGAGATAACTTAGACCGAATGATGAGAATTCTGGACCACCGCCAGTCATCTGAGCCTCTTGCCTCTTTTGTCGAAGCTCGGTTGCGCTAACCGTGCCAGTAACCTCTGAGATACTCCTAAGCTTGTCTGAGGTCATTGACATTGCCTGTGCGGCGTCAACACCGGACTTGCTAGCATCTTGTAGTTTTTTATGTAGCATAAATATTCCTGCGCCCAACGCAGCCACTGCGGCTATGGCAAGGACTATTGGATTTTTAAGCAGCGGCAAAATCATCGGGAGCATCATAAGTGGGAATAATAGTTGTTGTGCAACTTCACCAACTTTTCCGGGGGCAAACGAGGCGCCCATCGCCCCAAGCATACCCAGACCAGCAATCCCACCAACAATGGCACCGGGGCCACCAAGCCTAGACCTTGCGGCTGCCTCGCCAGCTTTTGGTTCTGGCACTGGCGCTGGGGCCTTGTTTGCAGCTTTAGTTTGTGCCGCCTTTCTAGAACCCTCGGATCTATTTATTGCTTTTCTGGCATCTCTTTCTGTCATTCTGATTAGCCTGCCGTCTGCAGATCTGGTATAGAAGCGATCTTGTCCAGATGCTGTTTTACGAGCAATAACTTCTCCGGCTTTTGTATTTGCAACAACCCTATCAGTATTTGCTGCAACAGCCTTGGTTGACTTTTTCTGTTGTGCAGTGCCCTTTGCTTTTTCTTCAGTATTCTTCTTTGTTGCCTTTGTGGACTTGTTGGTTTCGGTAGCTGCGTCCTTTGTTTGCTGTTGTGCAGACTTAACAACCCTATTGTTTTCATCAACAATATTATTATTTTTATTTATCTTTAGCCCCATAGTAGCAAGGGCTTTGTTGACAGTATCTACAGTTTTTGCTTTAAACGTGCCTTTAACATCTCCGACTCTTACTAAGGTTGTTCCGGCTTTCGCTCTGCCAACTGTATTGCGGGCTGGTGTAGACAATTGATCTTTTGGAATCGTCGAAAGGTCAATTGGTTTTCTTGGCATAAAGTGAGCTTTTGCATAGTCCCTTAATTTGGTTGGATCCCCACCAAGGGCCCTGATGGCGCCGGTATATTCTCTGCGGTAGCTCAGGTTCTGTCCAGATTTATAGATTTTGTCTCTACCCTCTTCGCCCATGAACCAGTTTCCGCCTTTTCCAAGTCTAAGTCTTTTCTTAGTTGTATCCTGGTACATTGTTGGATTAATGACTTGGCTTCGTATGGTTTTTCTAAAGTTGTCATCATATACAAACTTGCCGCCCTGTTTCTTATTCATTTCAGCTTTAACTGCTTTTTCGGAAATTTCGTAAAACTTTGCGTCTGGCATCCCCTTTCCTGGATTCTTTGCGCCCCAGTCGGCTACCCCCTTAGCAATACCGTCATTTACTCCAGCAGCAAATTTTCCAATATTTTTATTACTAGCTATTGTGTCGGCAATTGCTTTTTGGCTAGGCCTAGGACCAAGTAGGCTTCGGGCTATGCTGTCTGCTATTGGTGCCTGCAATGCCTTTCCGCCAGACCTAATTCTATCGGCAAATTCGGCCGGATTAACACCGGCCCTAGTGTTCAAGAGGGCATTGTCTCCTTTTGGACCGGGAGACAGAAGCATGACGGCATTTGAGTATCCCATAAAAGTAGTTGGTGAAGCTTTTGGTGCCCCAGTAGTTTTTCTTTGTCCTGTTTTTTCTTTGACCTCGACGCCCTCTTCGTATCCAGGAATTCTTCCCCTAATTAGATCATTAATCATGGGGGCGTGTCTTTTTGCCTGCTTGGCTGGAATAACTGCCTCTCCTGGGGAAAGCATCGCGGGAATAACATCCCCAGCACCCTTGGGCCCCGGTACTGACAGGATGCCGTCAGCAAATCCTGGGATACCTAGAGCTTTAAACATCTTGGAAATAAATCCAGGGGAAGTGACTCTAATTCCAGACATACCAGCTTCTCTAAGCTCTTTCTGAAGCAGTCTCTTTGTCTGGGCATCCCTTGCAACAATTCTTTCAATTTCTTTAAACTTAAAGCCACCCTTTGTATATGTTTCAAGGTAGTTGTAGTAGCTATTTGGTCTCTGAATAGTGTCAAGGGCAGCTGTGTTTCCTCCATAAAGTGGTGTATTTTTCAAAAGGCCCAGGTCGGGTTGGCGTTGTATTAGGTGACTGTCTGGGTTACTCCTAATATTTGCAATTCTGTCTTTTAGATTTTTCGCATTGCCCCTCACGTTGTAGTCCATGTGTAAATTTCTAAAGAACACTAGGGCATCTTTATCGCTTACCTCAGATCTCTTTCCAACAGATCTTCTAGTGATAAGAGAGATGTCTCCATACTGATCTAAGGCTGGATTCATCGGGTTTGCTTTTTTGTTAAATCCTGCGCCTCTCTTGCCTAGAACAAGATTAAGAAGCCTAGCCATTATGCCGTCCTGGGCAACAAAGCCATAAGTTGGTCTTTGAGAATATGGAGCATTGGGCTTAACGCCAAAGAACATGTCTTCTGTTAATTCTCTAGTTTGAACCTTTCTTGGATCTCTAGCTTCCGGCCTGCCTAGCCTTGCCATGGTAAAGTCATCTCCAGTTTTTGTTTCAAATCCCGTCTTGTATCTAGTATCTCCACTCCTTACAGCTGACATAAAGTCGGTACTTTGCATCCTAACTCCGACACGAGATCTTTCAAACATGTTCTTAAATGGATTCAGACCGAACCTAAATCCTGGCACCCTATCTTGCATAATTGAAGAAATAAAGCCAGAATATTTTTGAGCTTGTTCTGCTGGAATTACGGCCTCGCCTGGAGAGAGCATTGCTGGCACAACGTCTCCCGCACCCTTGGGGCCTGGAACTGAAAGAATTCCAGAAGATAGTGTCATGCCCTTGGCGGCTGGTGCCGCAGCCCTTCTTGCGGCTGCGCCAGCGTTGAAGGTTCTTTGGGCCGCGGTTGCTGATTGATATGCCGCCGTTAGTTTTGCTAAAGCTGTTGTCTCCACTCCAAATACCTGAGTAAGCTGTGCGTGCGATTGGCTTAGGGATGAGGCAACGGCGGCTGCCTCAATTTGTTCTTGGGTCATGTATTGTGTAGACATGCCCAAAGACTTACCTTGCCCAGAAAGCTTTTGGTAAAAAATTCCCAAGTTTGCAAACATTTTAATCAAGTTTGCAACACCGTTAGCCAAAAGACCGAAGGACATAAGGGCTACTGGACCTATTGCTCCCAGCACTGCCGACATAATAACTATAAACTGTTTAGCCCCATCACCCATTTCATTAAATTTATTTAAAACCTTTGTTGCAAATTCAACAATTGGTGTTATGGCCTTTAAGAACTCTCCACCGAGTGGGGCTAGGGCCGCCTTAAACTCTTCTAAACTTTTTTGGAATTTATATGCTACGGAGTCTTCTACCCTACCAAGCTCTCTTTCGGCAATGATACCAAGTTCTTGAGCACTGTTTCCGGTTAGTTGCAAAACTTTATTTGCCTGACTTCCATCTCTAACAATGTTTGTAAGCATTGTAGACATACGAGCAAACTGGAATTTTCCAAAGAGTTGCTCAATTGCCCTAGATCTATCAAGAGAGGACAGCTTATCTAGCTCTACAGCAAGAGCCATAATTGTTCCACGCAAATTGCCAGCGTTAGCATTTACAATTCCAACGACATCAATTCCCATATTGGCTAGTCGTTTTCTGGCTTCTTCTGAGGGGTTAATCAATCGACCTAGCGAGGATTTTAGGGCGTTGGCTCCCTGGCTGGCGTTAATGCCACCCTCGCGCATTGCCGTCAAGAAGAATGCTAAATCTTCAACATCTCCACCGAGGGCCTTAACAACAGAACCAGCTTTTGGAATAGCTTCGTTAAAGTCTTCAATAGAAAGAATTGTTTGGTTTTCAGCTGCGTTCAAGAAGTTAATTTTATCTGCCAAATCTTCTGTAGCAATACCAAAAGCATTAGTTAGTGAAATAGTTGTGTCTAGCGCCTCTTGCTGTTCTAGGCCACCTAAAACAGAAAGCCTGGTTGCCTGTCTTACCTGCGCCTCAAGAGCGGCGCCCATGTTTCCCATCTGTGCAACCTTGGCCGCCAAGCCAACGGTTTCTTCTAGTGCAATTCCATATTTGGTAAACTCTGTAGCCAACTGCTTGACATTTTCCAAAGCCCTTTCTGTTTCGCCACTTGTAGTAAACATGTCTCCATAGACACGCTTAAACCTAATTGCCTGCTCTTCGAGCTTCATAAACTCTCTAGCTGCCGTGGTACCAAAAATTGCTAGAGGAATTGTAAAACCAACCATGAGCTGGCGACCAGCCCACTGAGTATTCTTACCAAAGTTTAGAAGATTTGTAGAGCCTTGTTTAAGAAGCTGATTAAAGAGTTGTTGTTTCTGTGCGGCCAGCATTGTGCGCGTGCCCAGATTGTCCATATCCAAAGCAAGTGGGCGAACCTTGATTGCTTGTAGTGCGCCGTTGGCATCTCGACCCATACTAATATACTGGGTCTGAAGATCTTTTACTCTTTCAGTTGCGACACGATTAATTGTGTCAAATTCTCTAGTAAAAAGCCTACCGAAAGTTTTGGTAGAGGCTCCAGCATATCTGAAGTATTGGCCCATAGAAAATTTATTTTTTTCTAGAGCGTTGGTAAAACTTTCAGTTGTAGAAGAAATGCGAGTCATACCAGCAGAGAATTTGCCAGTTTCATTAATACTATTAATCAGACCCTGTCGCATTTGCAGGGTCTGGGCAACTACGTTTGCGTTACCCCTTGCCATCAGGGTGTGGAAGGCTGATATCTCACGCTGTAGCTGTCTAATTGACGCTAAGGCTTGTGACGTATCAAGTCCTATACCTATATTAGCCTGAATATCAGCCATCCACTAGCACCTCTTGGTTATTTTATTAGTTCAGAAGATTGGTGACTTCTCCAAGGTTTACACCGGAAGCCTCTTCAACAATCTTATAAACAGTTGGAAGATCAATATTGTCTTCCAATGCCTTGATATCGCCAGCCAACTCTGGGTTGTACTGTTTCATAGCGATTTGTACACACTCCATGAGAAGACTCATGGACTTGTCATTATCGGTTGCTACTTCTGCGATACCCTCGAACTTTTTCATAAACGGACGAAGAAGTGAAATCTTTAGAGGACGCACCTTGATCTTTGTTCCGTCAATGAGAGTAAGTTCTTTCTCTTCATTTACTGTAGTAGCCATTTATTTCCTTTCATATACGCATATAAACGGTATACTAATTATAACATAGGGGAGTGTTATTTACGAAGATCTTCGTAACCCAAGCCCAAACCTATACCAAAGCCGTTTTGCTGAGCTTTAACACCTTGAAAAGAAACAATATCGTTGGGATCTTCTGTTCTTCCGCCACTAAATACTCTAGCCTTCATCTCTTCCCAAGCATTTGCGTTGCTTTTGCCAGATTGCTTATCTAGATCAACCCCTTGAATAGCTGCAAGAAATTTCTTTTCTTGATAATCAAGGTCTCTTTTAGAAGTCAAAGTGGCTAGTAGCTCTGGCATTGATAAGGCTAGCTCTAGCTCCTCGTAGTCTTTCCAGATTCCCAGCAAAAAAACCTCGGCTTCAAGCTCTGCTAGGTCAAGGTTGTCCCAGGTAGAGGAGCTGCTGTCTGTTGCCTGCTTCTTTACTGGCTCTTCGGATTCAGCATTGACTTTAATTCCAGCAGTTATATCTAATATTTTATATACGGTTGGCAAGTCTACGTTGTCTTCTAGGTCTGCTACCGTGGAAATAAGTGGGTACTGAGACCTTAACGAAATTAATGCACAGTGAGACAAGATGGTTATAGACTCCTCATCGCTTTTAGCGTATTTGATAATAGAAAAGTAATCCATAAAATGACGTAAATATTTAATTTTTAATGGCTTAAGCTCTATTTCTGTGCCATCAATTAACTGAATTGTTCCAACGTCATATACTTTGCTTGCCATACAATAAGTGTACCAAAAAAGTAATGCCCAGGCCAAAAAGACCTGGGCAAAACTTATTTAACGACTACGGCGCTGGAACGGTACGATCAACGATCTTACCGTATGAAGCATCATCGTTAGGCAGTAGACGGAACGAAACCTCAAACATTGTGGGCTCGTCACGCTTAGCTGAAACTGTAACGTTCTCAATTGAGAGCGCACGGTAAGCAACGTAAACTCGCTCTAGGTCTTCACCTACAGCACAGTCACCAGTACCGGGACCGACAGCGACCATACCGCGCTCGACTGGACACTCTCCAATGTCACCTGCGGACAGGTTCATTGTGATGTCTCCAGAAACATCTGCGGTACCGAGGTCTGATGCCTTACCAGCAACGGCAACTAGAAGGTTTTCTAGTGTTGCCTCAGCAAAAGCGGTGTTTAGGTTAACCTGCATACCCTGCTTGTAAAGTTTTGCAACGTCAAGCAGCTGATCAACCTGCACCTCACCAAAGTCGGGCTGGAAAACAAGTTCCAAACCATTCATGGTGTATCCTACGTTACGGAACGAAACATCGTCCGCAAGGGTTGTCTTGTAAGACGTACCATCTACGTAGGCGGGCAAGTCAGTGTTAGCCAGTTCACCATCTTCATAAGTGAACAGGGCTGCAGCACCAACGATAATGTTGGCGTTTGAACCACGTGTATATGCCATATTTTTTCACCTCTTCTTTCTAAAGAAATTAGTAGGCGCGTTTCCTCGCTATAAGTATATCACTCGTTTTTAAATAATTATTTTTAAGATGGGGCAGATTTGTGCCAGCAATATTCTATAATTATTTTGTTTCCAGCATAAGTTCTCGCTGTACCAAAGTCAATGATGTCCCTTGCTTCTTCTAGCTGATAAATTTTAAACTCATGGAAATAGGGCAAGAAAAAGTCTTTTGCAGCGGGTCCTGTTCCAAAACGAACAGTTGGATGCTCTACAGTATTGCTTGGATTCCTAATGTCTGGAGCAACCGCAACGCTTGTTCCTGGGCTAGTTTTAAATTTTTGAGCAATCCAGTAATTGACATCTTCTGCTGACTCGTCTCCGTTATCTAGAAGGTCTGCTACAATCTGTGTCGTTTCAATTAGGGCTTCGATGCCACCAGAAGTTTTATAAAAATAGTAAAGAAGCTGTTCTGTTCTTTTATGAGGAAATGGGTTTCTTCTCATTCTAAACATTCTGTCATATACCGCGAAGACTTCCTCAGAGGCTTCTGGGAATTCTTCTGTTAAGGTATCAATAGTGGTTGGCTGTGTCGGAAAGAACTTCATAGAGCCGTCAAAGTAATTGGGCAGTAATGAAGAAATCCTATCGCTTAAATAGTTATTAATAAAAACTGGGGGATAATCAATAGCCATTACCTAGCCTCCTTTGCTGCAATCCATCTATATCCTACATCATATCCTACTGCTCTACCGCCAGCTTTTGCACGAGGAAGATTTTGCTTAAACTGAATTGGATTACGAAGAATCTGTGCAATACCCGAAGCCTCCAGAAAAGATTGCTTCCAGTATGAATTAAAAAAGGTATTGATCGTTTGCTGAAAGCCACCACTAACTGCTTGACCACCTGGATTATTAACAGTAACAGGAGACTTTGTAAAAACCTGCTCTCCATTATCTTCAAAGGCTAGGGCTTGTGCTCTAACTGGTTTAATTCTAACTGGAATGCCCTGTTCCATAATTCTAGCCTTATCATAGAAGGGTGTGGAAGATCCAGCTTGAACAGACATAGACTGTCTAAACGTAGACTTGATTGTAAGCCCACCCCCAACAGTTGTATACTCTAGATCGAAAAGCCTGGCGGCTGGACTGCCTGATTGATTCCATTCGTAGACGTGATGTAGAACGGCTTCGTTTGTCCTAGCATTTGCGTCAATAAACTCATTAAGAATTTCTAGAGTTCTTTCTCCAATAGTTTCAAGAAGCTCTTTCTTGCCAGCCTGAGCACCCTCCATAAAGCCATTTGCATACTTTACGATATTGTCCATCTCTTTCATAAAGTCATTAGTGCGGTATTTAAGATTAATCATACATCTACCGCCTGGTTTTCTGATCTACGCAAAATTACTCTGTAATATTCTACTTTTCCAAATGGTCCAATGTGTGGAGTCACTGTAGCCACTTCAAAGATGGTTGACTGATTCTTTCTTGGGCCTGCTGGCTCTACATAAATTTCTTCACAATTCCTACCCTTAACATTGCTAATAACAATGTTTGTCATAGCCTTGCCCCTGTCGTCTTTAGAAAATCTAATATCTTCTTTAAATCTACCAATCAGCAGGGACTCAATGCTGATATCCACATTTGGAGTAAGCTCTTCCCTAAACCTAGAGCCCGCTGGACCAAGACTGCATACAAGAGTTCTGTCTTTCATCCAGGTCTTAGAAACATTGCCGTAGGCGCCCTGTGCGACCTCTGGGTAGAAGATATCTGCCTGCATTGGGTATATTGGGTCTTTAGATCCGCAATCCATTACAAAACTCCTAGTGTAGTAATAGACTTTGCGTAATTAGATAGAATCTTGTCTACTACTAGATTTCCCGTCCCCTCGAAGACTCGGTTGTCGAAGCCGATCTTAAACTGATCTGTTTGATAAGACTTCATATATCTTTCTGCGTAGTCTAGCTTTCCACAAGCGATATCTTCTATGAGCAACTCTGCTGCTCGAACGATATTGTTTGGCAAATTGGGGTAGCCTACAGCAAGGGTAATTCTGTAGTCAAAAGTTCTGGGGAATCCACGGTAAACATATTTGATATCAATAATATCTGATCCAGATGTTGGCATAATTAGCTGTGCGGACTCTAGCCTGTTAATGTTGCCATCAAAGGTTTCTACGATAGCTGTTCCATCGGAAGTGATTCCGTAAGACGTACTGTAGCTGTCTGGGTCTGATGCGTCATAAAGGAGAACGTTGTTTTCGTGCAGCTTCAACACCTTCTTAGCATTTATCCAAAGAGGAATATAGTCTGCGCCTAAACCAGTAGTTTCAATAGTTTTCTTTTTGTAATAGAAACCTTCAATAATTACGGAGTCAATAATTGCCCTGGCTAATTCTTCATGCTTGGTGTATTCAGCAATCTCTGAAGCAGTGTCTGCTTTTGTTGTGGGATCTACATAGGGTCGAACTACATCATAGTAGTGGTCTGTAGAATCAATGTTGATTAGATATGATCCATCGTATTCTGATGGCAAAGTAATTGTAACCTTTGAAGCGGAGCTAGATGTTGTGCTGCCAGTGGTTACCGAGGAGTCCGCCATATCAGTAATGGTGTAGTCATAGCTAGTGCTTGCACTAGATACATTAATTACAGCATCAGCTGAATATGACGGAACCCTCAGTATTTCCATTTTTACTTACCGTATTCTCTAGCAACTTCTTCCGGAGTAGCTTCACGAACATGACTACGTGTTAGCCACTTTTCGGCCTGTGCTTTAGGAAGAATGTTGTATCCTTTATCGATCTTTCCAACACCCTCCCAAACAACATTCCTTGTGGAATGCAGAGCCACGGTAGGCTCTTTGTCTTTCTTGGGTGCTGAACTTTTTGTTGTTTTTGGCTTTGCTGTTGATTTAGCAACACCAATTGCACCCGTCTCAATTGTCCCAACGGTATCTGTACCATCGCCATCTGACCGCTTTTTTGTTGCCTTTGCGGTAATCAGATCTGCGTGGCTATCAGATACTGGACCATTCCATGCATCATTTTCTGACATTAAATGCCTCCTATATAGATATCTCTATTATAACAGAATAAATAAAGGGGCAGGAACCGAAGTCCCTGCCCCCTTAAGGGTATTAATTTATGGTTTAATCGGCAGCTGCATCAGCGAATGCTACAGCGTCCTCTTCTTCCCACTGAATACCGAAGCGAACGAATACGGTGTACTCGATCGTGTCCTTCTTGGCAACATACTCGCGGTTAACGGTAATGTCGCGCTGGAAGCCCCATACACGGTTAGCGGGGAATGTCATGTCAACATAACCAGCTGGGTAGTAGGGTACCTCTAGAACGTCAATGCCAAGAACACGAGTGGTGCGAGCAGTACCCATAGTCTGGGCCTGACCGTCAAGGTATGCCTGACGGTTGCGCTCTGTACCAGCTGGTGTACCAGCAAAGGCTTCGGCAATTGCATCTGCAAGAGTACCGTTATTCTTAACGATACCCTGGAATGCGTCGGTGCCTGCGTAGAACTTGAGGTTGTTCTTCAACGCACGGTACTTGCGGGGCATTGCAAGGAGAATTCCCTGCATAACCTCTGTAGTCCAAGCGTTGTCGGTAACCGTAGCAACGTACTCGTGTGCGTCGCCGTTAGTCTTTACGCGGTTTACGAACCCGTTAAGGATCGAAAGGAAGTTACCTGTTGCACCGTCACCATTAATGGCTAGGTCCTCGATGTCATTTGCAAATGCATTTGTCATCAAGCGAACAAGGTGGTCTTCCAAAGCAGCACCTTCAATGTTGTCTTCGAGTGCTTCAGCGCTGACCTCCCAGTCAAGACGGATCTTCTTTGTAGTAAGTTCCACCTTGGAGAAGGTTGCACCAGTGTTGGTGTAGTCACCCACACCCTGAGAAGCCGCACGAATAACGCGCTCACCTACGTTAACTTTTTCAAGTTCCATAGTGTTGGCACGCATAGTTACGCGACGACCATCTTTGGCGAGAACAGTACCATCCCACACGTAGTCAATAAAACGACGTGCTTGTTCAGGACGTAGGATACCACTGCCTGCATCACCCGAAGGATTTACGGCATTGGGACCAGTTGTAACACCAAAGCTAGCGGTGGGTACGTTACCTAGTGTGTCTGCACCAGGGTTGGTTACGCCACCAACGCCACCAGAAGCAAATGCACCTTCGGCATTATAACGACCTGAGTCATCACCTGCTGCATCTGGATTGTTTTTCTTAATCTCTTCCGACATATTTCACCTCCTAAGTGATTGTGTCTTAATTAAATAAGTCGGCAGTTTTGAGGAAACGACCGCCCCATAGGGATTTTTCAACCATTTCTGGCTGTTCCTGCACGATCTCGCCTAGATCGCCAGATTTACGGAAAGCAGTGTCTTGCTCTACAGCATCGACACGCTTACCAAACTCATCAAACTGGCCCTTAGCATCAGCAATTTCTTTTTTAGTTGCTGAAAGCTCATCGGAAACACCAGTAATTGACTTGTTGAGTGCATTAACCTGCTCGTGTAGAGACTTAACGGTTTCTGCTAGATCGCTAAAGGCTGATGAGAGGGTATCCTTGATCTCAGCTACTGCTTCAACAACAGCTGCATCGTCGGACTTGGCTACCTCTTCTACCTCGACAGCATCGGCCTTCTCGACATCGGACTCAGCGTCGTCAGCCTTTTCAACGTCAGCTTCAGCAGCGTCGGCCTTTTCAACCTCGGCTTCTGCCTCTGGAGCATCATCGACAGAGTCAGCCTTTTCGGCATCCTCTTCTACGATTTCTACTGCTTCAGTTTCGACATCTGCCTCTGGAGCGACCTCTACTTCTTCAACAACCTCGTCAGATTTCTCTGTAAGGTTTTCTGTTGTGTCAGTCATAGGACTTACCTCCTCTGTCATCTTAGAAAGATTCATGCCTTTAGCACTATCAACTAAGAACTTAATCATGTCGGCTTTCTCTGCATCGGTTTTTTCTACAAAACCAATGTTCTTCATCGATACCCCCGACAGTGGGTGATTCTCGGATTCTTTTTCAGACAGTATGACAAGGCCTGATTCTGAATCCCAGAATACATTTTCCAACTCTGCAACGCTGTCGCCCTTAAGAACGTCAGCGCCGCCTACCTTTTCTACAGAAAGGATGTTGGCAAATTGATTTGCGGGGGAATCGACAAGAGAAAGCTCTACCAAATCATACTCTTTAATAATACGAATCTGAGAGTCCATCTTCTCGTCATATGCATCGTCCCACTTTAGCATCTTCCCACCAATTGAAAAACCTGTGTATGTGCCATCAAGAACCTTTTCCCAAGTATCCTGGGCGCCTTTAGAAATATACGCAGAAACATAAACGCCGCTATAGAATTTCTTGGTGTCGGGATCGAAATACTTATCCTCTTTAAAGGACACCATGCGGCCAACAGCAGAAGGCTGGTGCATCTCACGAATGTTTCCGCGAAACTTAGAAAAGGCTCCTAGCGAAGCCTCGGTTGTGACAATATCATTTTGCTTATCTACGTTGTCAAGAGTTGCAAAACCAGAAACGATTCTACGCTCTTGGTCAACTTTTGAGAACGGCATTGAGAGGCGAACATCGTCGCCTTCAGTATCCCAGTGGGCTTTAAAGATAGTCATACTAGCTCCATTATATACTGTTTTTTAAAAAATGTTACAATAATGTAATATTTTTTATTCTGATGCTGCGCCTTCGCCTTGGGCATTACGACCGCTAACAGTAGATGGACTATCTGATTGATTGTTAGATCTTTCTGAGTCTCTCTCCCTGTTACCCGCTAGATTTGCTCTGGCGTCAGTAAGCTGACGTGAGGACATTTCAAATGGGTCGTCACCGTCTGGACGCTGAGGCAAGCCAAGCTCTTGGCGTGCTTCGTTTGGCGTCATTACCTGTGTCTTTACGTAACGCTCAATAATTTGCGACTGAGCAATTTCATCAGTTAGTGTTAGCTCATTGAATTTGAATTCAAGAATGTCTGTCTTTTCTTTGACAATCTTGTTGATCATCTTTTCAAGATTCTTCTGGGCTGGTCTTGCTACCTGCTCTTTAAAGGTACGATCTTGTGCTAGAGCAGAAGCAATAGAGGAAGCGTCGCCGCCACCAATTTTAGAAAGTGGAACCTGGTGTGCAACAAGGATATCGTCTCTATTGCGAACTCGGTATTCATTAAATGATGCTTCTTGAACACCGTTTTCAATTGGCTCCATCTTAAACTCTACCTTGTTGTTTTCAGTATCGCCAGGTAGAGGTATATACAATGTTCTGTGTGACTGGCCACGAAGACTAGTCTGGAGGAAACGGAACATCTTGTCCTCTGCGTCAGCAGAGAGCTTAGCGCCTTTAAGAGTTACAACGTAGCGGGGTACAGCTTTGTTACCAAAGTAATCAATGTTGTACTGTGAAGCTAGCTGATCTCCATGTAGTGAGGAAATGGCAGACATGATATCTGGGATACCATAGAAAGTATTTAGAGGAGAGTATTCTTTATAATGAATAATCTCATTTGGCCTTACGTCATCCGTGATTGGGTTTTGATTACGTGCCCCAAAATTACGGAAGTAAACCACCTTGTTTCCAATTATCTGTACGTACCCGTCACGCAATCTGCGCACACGCATTGTTGTTGATGGAATGTGTCCGACATACCCGATCTCTCCCTTTGTCGTTCTACCGATCTCAAGGTAGCCATTACCCGTGGCCTGAACATCGGTATAAAATTTCATAAGTGTGTTTGTGAATGACTCGTCATCATTCAAAGTT